GTTCCTAGAAAAGAAAATAGGCGAACATGAAGAGAAGTTGAAGAAAGAGGAAAGCACAAAGGAGGAGGCTAAATAATAGCCTCTTCTTTTTACTTTTTAGTACCATGGTTACGAGCGGTTTTTAAGCCAATTGTAAGCTTTATATCCACCATAACCTACTAAACCAGCTAATCCTGCTCTTCTTAGTACATATGGAGCAACTCTAGCTAAAGCCGATTTAGAGCTTTTAGATAAAGGATTTTTAAGAACTTTATTCCATTTAAAATAAGCATCATTGTATTTATTCATAGCTGTAGCCATTTCGTTTTTCAACTTATTCCTAGAACCTCCAACCCTTAAACCTTTAGCTTTTTCTTCTCTGTAAAGAGGGTCAAATCTTCTAGGAGTATACGCTTTTTTACGCTCTGATTTTATACTAGGGTCATTACTAGCTTCTTTTATCTTTTTAGTAGCCTCTTTTATACTTATTTCTTTAGAATCTACATAATTAATAGCATCTCTACCACCACCTTTAAAACCACCTATAACATCTCTTTTATCAGTAGCTATAATTCTTATTTTATCTTTCTTTTTAGGGTCCCATATTCCTACTGAATTATAACCACCCCAATCGAAATTAGACTTCCAACGAGGACTGGTCTGAAAAACTACTTTTCCATCTTTAATAGTTGCCATTGGGTTAAAATATCCTCTTCTAGATAAGGCATTAACTTTTTCAACAGCCATATTTACATTACCTTTGTGGTTCTTTAGAGTAGTCATAGCTCTATAAAAATTAGGGTCAAATTGAGCCCCTCTTACAACATCAGCCCATGCTGGAGTTGCATATTTTAAAAATAATACATTTTTTGAACTTGGAAGATTCCATTGCCTTAAAGCATATCTCCCTATATTGTTACCTCCTGCACTTTTATAGAAATCTCCTGGATTACTCTTTTTTACATATTTACTAGCATAATCTGATAATGCATTCTGAGGAGTTTGTCTAAACATATGTGCGTTAGAAAAATCATTGGTAAGTTTGAAGTGAACTTGTTTTTCAATATTTCTTATTTGAAACTTAGCATCATCAAAACTTATTCTACCTGATGTATACATATTTGTTAATCGAGCTATTTCTTTTTCAGCACCTAGATACCTTCTGTGTAATTGAGGAGGTATACCTGTTTTGTCATAAGCCAATACTTCGACAGGGTCTAACAATGAATTATAAGCAAATCTTCGACTAGCTTTAGCAGCTTCTCTTCCCATTAATTGAGTCTTTTGCCAGTTAGTAACACCAGGCCCATAATATCCATCTAAATAATTATGCATATAATCAGCAACTCTTCTCATAGGAACTGCTTTTGCTGTATAAGCCGTACCACCTATACCAGCAGCTAATTTCAATAAATCCTTACTAGTTTTTTTATTTTCTGCCATTATCTTTCAACTCCATAAGGAGACCATGGATACCAAGGCCCTTTACCTTTTCTCATTTTCTTAGATTCATTATTTAATGATTGTAATGGGAACCCAGCCCATTTATCAACCAACCCCATAGGATTTTCTATTAAATTATTTGGTGCTAGAAAGTCTTTAGCTAACCTTCCAAAAGGAAATAGTGTATAAATATGGTAATTTGCAAATCTATCCCATTCTCCAGAATTAAGTGATTTCATGACAGACAAGGGATGTCTCATAATTGGAGGAGTAACTAACTGTAAAGGAGCCAATCCTTTAGGCCACATACCAAAGAAAGCTCTATCTCTTTCATTTTCATTTCCAAATAACCAGTCTGCTGTATCTTGAAACCAAGAATAAGGAGCTGGCATAGCTGTATCAAATATAGAATAAGCAAAAGCATTACCTAAAGCAAATACTGTTAAATCAGCTTGCATTAACCTTCTAAATCTTTCATATTCTGGAGTACCTGCTCTTAAACCAAATATCTTAGCTTCTCTTGCTATATCATTTCTAAATCTTACAGCATTCCATTGCCATAGTTGGAAACGAGTCATTATCTTGCCAAGAGCTGTTCTAGCAAATGCTGGTCTATAAGGAGCATTATATAGGAATTGAGTAGCTTTAACACCTTTCTTTGCTAATTCTATTAAAAATGGATGGTCAGGATTCTTTATTGCACCATCAAACATTTCATATGCTCTAGCATAATGAGCCATAAAAGCATCTCTTCTTAGCATTCTCTCAGGAACAGACATAAACTTAGAGGCTATATTCATTATACCTTCACTAACATTATGTTTTTTACCTAAATCTCTTAAAGTAGTTTCTGCTAATTCTCCATCATTCCCTATTTTCTTAGCTATATCCTTAGCAAAATTCTTAACATTAGCAGCTCTCATATCAGGGTCTATACCAAACTGATATAAAATAAACTCAGGAATTACACCGTGTTTAGTAACAAATGCGTCAATATCATCTTTAGATTTCCATTTAGGATTTATTTTATTAAGATATGAAATATCCCTACCTTTCTTAAAATACTCTAGTCCAGCACTTTGTATACTATGAATGCTACCACCAAATATATTACCAACAGAAGCCTTAGGATGAGCAAGTAAAGATGCTAACTCAAATTTAGCTTCTGCATTTGATATTTTCTGTAAAGTACTATAATCAATTTCATTCAAATGTTTATCTAATTCAGGATATTCAGATGCTTTCTTACCTAGAATAGTATCTTTCATACCTTGGAGTTTCTTTTTAACCCTGTTGTCAGCCCACCAATAATAAGGAGTACCTTTTAATTTCATACTAGGGTCATTATATATTCTCTCTGGTATAATAGCTGGATTACCCATAGCATCTTGAGCATATAACTTTAAGAAATTCATCCAATTTCTAAGTAAATTACTCTGAACCTTAACACCATCTTCATTTATATAAGTACCAGTTTTTTCTTTATGCCAACCTAATTCTTCACCTCTCTTTCTAAATTGTTCAATTTTATGTCTAGAAAAAATCTGATTTATTTGATTAAAATATGTATTAGCTATATTCCTTAAATAAACTTCATATGTATTCTTGCTTATATCATATCCAGGCATATGATTTGTTCTAGAATGCATACTACCCATCCTTTGATTAGCATTCCACCATTTCAATTCATCACCTTTCTTTTTAGAATTTATCTCACCAGCAGCTCTTTCAAATGCATCCCATATTTCAGTTCCAGGCTCAATCCAATCTCCTGATATATTATGACCTTTCATAAGAATTTCTTTTATCTGAGCATCTCTAGCTTCTTCAGTTAGATTTGGGTCTTCTTTTACAGACCTTATAGCAGCCTCCATAGCTTTTCTAGACTCAGCTTTGCTATGAAACATATGAGGATAGTATCCAGAATAATTTAACTTACCAGTTTTAGTAAGTCTTGTTTTCATTAATTTAGCTCTAGCTTTATTACCAGCTTTATTTTTAGGGAAAAACTCTAATAGCATAGAACGAGCTATTTGTCTAACACCGTCAATACCTAGGTCTAAAGGAAAATCTTTACCTTCTCTATATCTAGCTTCTAAATCCTTAACAAATAATCTCCAATTTATTTCAGGCTCTTTTTGCTCGAAGTCAAAAAACTTACCTGTTTTATATCTATCAAGAGCCTCTGGTTTTCCAACCATCATTTCATGAGCTCTTTTATTCATATTGGTATAAGTCTCTTTAATTTTATCAACAATTTCCCAACCATTCATTTTAACTTTAGTACCATCAGGGTTTGTAATATTATAAATTCTTTCTAAAGCAATTTTAGCAGAGCCCTTAGGATTAGCTGTTCTAACTTGATTACTAGAACCTTCTATAGATTTTATATATTCATCTCTATATGACCTAGCTTGTTGTCTTCTTCTGTCTAGGCTAATATCTTTATTTCTAAAAATACGAGGTATTTCACTAAGTTCCATTTTCCTGACAGCAATTCTTCTTAATGTTTCTCCGTATTCTGGAACTGCATCTGTATAAAAGCTTAATACAGAATTTAATTCTATATTTAACTTCTCGCCTAATTCAATAGCCTTTTCTCCAATTCTTCCGTTCCAATCTTGAAGCCCTTCTAATGCCCAACTAGGCTGTCTAACCCATCCTTCTTTCCATTCACCTGATTTAGTTTTGAAGAATCCTTTCTTCTTAACAAATTCAATATCATATTTCATCATTGATTTACTAACTGTTTTAGGAAACATCATCCAGAATCTCTTTTTCATATCAGGAGAATCTTCTTTAAACAATCTTTGTTGAAATGTACCTGCTCTCATGTCTTTTAAAAAGTTATTAAATATCTTCCAATCCTGTAAGTCCATGACATTCATATCTTTCTTCATAACATCACGAGTAATTTCATTTAGTTTAAGAGTGTGGCCTTTAGAGTAATACTTTAAATTTTCAGCTAATTCAGTAACAATTTTAGTCTGCTCAGGATTTAACTTACCTGCAGTTAAACCTTCATATCCGCTTAAATCTTCTACATAAGAATTTTTAACTAATTCTTTATCAATATTTTCTGGTTCAAACAATCTAACTTTACCATCTTGACCATCAACCTCTACCTTAACTTCTTCAGCTTTATCAAGAGCTTTTATAGCTTTCTTTATTTCAGACTCTTTAGCTTTAAATGATTTACCAGCTAATCCCATGTAATCTCTAAGATAGTCTCTAATAGATGTATCGCTTATAGATGTAGATGTATAGCCTAATTTAGTTAATGAACTTTTAGAGCCTTTCATCATATAGTCATGTTTTATTTTAGGGTCTTTTAGATTAACATTTCCCCTTTTAGCCATTTCATTCCTATTGTAAGAACCTAGCATTAAATAATCGTAAAGCTTTTTCTCTGCATTAGTCTCAAGTCCATCTTTAAATTGCTTTATTCTTTTATCTACCTGAACTTGGTCTAACGATGAAGAACCTTCTGTGAGTTTATAATCTTTTTCTAATAATAATTTATATGCAGCTATTTCTTCAGGTGTATGATGGTCTCTTATAGCGTCTAAATCTCCTAATTCCATCCTTTCTTTAGCCATTAAATAACTAGACTTTTTAACATCTTCTACTTCAGTGAAAATTCTTTCGATTGTTTTCATATCTAAAACATCTTTATTCTTTTCATATAAATCTGCTATTCTCTTCAAACTAACCATTTGATGTATATCGTTAGTTACAAAATCTTGAGCTTTTATCCAGACATCATTTACAATAGCCTCTCTTTCTTGAACTGAAAAATCTTCCATATCTTTTTTAAATTTCTCAGGAGTATCCTTTTTGTGTCTAGTATAATTTAATCCTTTCATAAAATCAAAAAACTCTAGACTATCATTGGCTATATTTCTTCTTTGTCTGTCACTAAAAGCTCTAAAATCTAAAATCTTTTTAACAAATTGGCTTTCAGGTATTGTAAAAGTAGTTCTACCCATCATTCCTGCTAAAAATTTATAATCTTTAGCCATTTGATTCATATCTACATACAACTGTTCTAACTTACTTTTATCTATTTTATTAAATATATTATCAACCCATTTAGGAGACTTATTAATTAATCTAGCTTGTTTAGCCATAATATTAGTTAGCTGAGTATTACTATCAAATTCGTTAATAAACTGCGTATTCTCTTTAATTTCGCTCTCTGTCCACATTCTACCAGCTTTATAGTTCTGACCAAATAAAGATGTATTCATTTTCATCACATTTTCTAAAGTACCATTCTTTAATTTCCATATAGGGTCAAACTTTTTATTAGCAAACTTACTCATAAAGCCATCTAAATCTTTAATCTTAGCATCCACCAATCTATTATTGACGAACTTTTTAACATTTTTTACTTTGAAGTATGAATCGTAAAGCTCTTTAAAGTAAAATTGATAAGGTTTAATACCACCACTATCCATAGGGTCAGCAGTAAAAGCAGTCATAGATGATGTAAGCCTTCTAGCATAATCAAGCCATTCTTTTTCTGTTCTAGCTTCAATTTCTACTTGATATGTTTCCCATTTCTTACCTTCTTTATTATCAAAATTAAATGTATCTACTTTACCCTTTTTATTAGCTATTAAATCATGAGCAGCTTTCATAGTTTGAGTCATAGATACAACACCACCCATTTGAGCACGACTATCTACAACATCTTGAGATACTTTTAATCTAGAACTAGGAGCATACATATATATCTGAGATTTTTTAGCCAACTTAGAGAACTCACTAGCTCCTTCTGTAAGTAAATCTTCCATAGACTGACCTTTATGCTTACCATCAGGTCTATTTACTTGACCAGATTTAGGGTCTGGTATAAATTTATCATAAGCTTCTTTTTGTTTAGCAGAAAGCTTTTTAAATTCTTCTGGTGTTTTATACTTATATTTACCACCAATTTTCTTCTTAGTCACATACTGAACGTACTCTTCTTTATTGGCTTCAAATACATCTTTCCAAGTCTTCTTCATCCCCTCACCAACACCAGCAGCATTCTTTCCACCAAAATACACAAATGCTTCATCAGCATCTAAATCAGCACCACCTAATGCTCTCATACTTCTTGGATGTAATAAAATACCATGGCCATTTCTACCAGTAAATCCTCTGAACTTTAATGCGTGTGCTCCCGATATAGAATCCATAGGAACTCTTATAGCCATAGCTCTAAATATTTCCTCAACTTCTTTTTCTAGTCCTTTAAAGTTTTTACTATAATCAACTTTACCCTTGTCATTGACAGATGCTTCCCATAACTTTCCTAATGTAGTTTTCTTAAACTTTCCAGGAAGATGTGTTATTATAGGCATATCATAGTATTTATTATCTAAAAAGAATATATCATCTCTAGTATTAAGTTCTTTTAAATAAGGATTTGACTTATCTAAATCCATCATCATTGCTTTGTCATATGGCCTCATTCTAGCAGCAGCTGAATTACCTATTTTAGGTTTAGCAATTTGATTCATTATATAACTTCTCATTACTTTTAACCTATAAGGTCTAATCCATTTATGAGTATATATTGCAGCAGCTTTTATATCTGCTTGTTTAGCTACTTTATTAGCTTGATTTAATATTCTATCAGTCATAGTGTTAAAATCTTCTAATTCTTGAATATACTCATTAAGTTCAGTTTCTTTATGACCGTTTTCTCTAGCTTCTTCATAAGCAGCTTCTTTATTAATCTTTAATAGCTTTCTAAAAGCAGCATCAGAGAATTCCGTACCCTCATTAGTATTAGCTGCTTCTAGTAATTCATTAACACCTATCTTGTCTATATTCTTTATAAGTTTATTTAAGCCTTCTTTTGTTGGATTTTTCCTATAATTAGCTAGGGCATCATTCCATTTAGTTTCACCTTGGTATGACTTAGCTATAGTCTCATTAAATATATCAGTTATTACTTCATTATCTATAGGTTTGTAAGCAACTTTAGAATTTAAATTACTAAACCACTGCTTAGGTATCCTATGATTATGCTTCCACATATTATCATGCTGTTTAACAGAATAACTATATTTAATATGAGAAGGGTCTAATGTATATTTATCAGCGTTTAATGAAAATTTACCTCTAGGAGATATATCGTAAGTACCTACGTTTCTTTTACCTAATTGTTTAGTAGAGGATTCATATATTAAATAATGCAATCCTTCTTTTTTCATAGCTTCTGATAACTTTTTACCAGCATCATGAAACATAAATTTACCATACATTCCACCTAATTCTCCATCAGGGGATAGAATAAATGCTTTATTTTGACCAGACTCTGGCTGACCAGCATCTTTATTATTAAATTTAACTACATCATCTCTAGCTATTATAGCTCCATCAGTCTTTTCTAAGAAACTATCAGCATATGCTTTAAATAACTTTTCATCATGTTCTTTTAATTTTTCTATATCTTTTACTACCGAATATCTAAAACCACCATGCTTCTTAAATACCTTGTCTTTAGCAAACTCTACTTTAGCAAATTCCTTACTACCTGCCCAAGCAGGAGTAAGCATAATCTGTAAACGCTTATTATAATCTAGAGTATTACTTATAAAGCCTGTAATATCTTTAGGTCCCCACATTTTCTTTAAATTAGCTGGGGTTAAATCATAACCTTGCATCCCCATATCATATAGTATATTAGATATAAAAGCATCATCGAACATCTTTCTAGATTCAGCTTTTGTTAGATTAGGAAATTGCTCTCTAAAGAGAGTTAAGGCTTTCTTGTAATTAGCTTTTCTATTACCCTTAGGTCCTATTAGCCTGTTTAAAGTAGGACCAAGCTTATTAGACTTTGTTTTAGGATGGTATTTAACAAAGAACAACTTATCTGCATCACCTCTGCCACCAAAAAGATACATACCAACATTCTTTTTATTCATGTTTTTAACAAGCTTCTGAATAGTAGCATCATAAACCTCTGGACTTGCTTTCCTTAGGTCAGATAACTTATAATCCTTCCAATGACCAGAACTGTTTTTCATGCTTATATGGTCCACAGTAGTCATATTGCCATATTTAGTATCTATCTCACCACCACTTTCTTTTAAATAGATTTCCTCTAGAACCTTCATTGGCTCTTGAGAATCCTTTTTATTACCAGCTTTAGTCATATTTTCAGCCATAGGCTCAATTCTAAAATACTCTTTACCTTTCTTGCCTACAGAGTACATAAGACGCATATGAGGCTGTTTTTGGCCATTATTAGCGATGTTTAGCCATTGTCTTAACTCACCCCTTGCTTCAGCAGAAAGTGGCGCTCCTAGCTCTTTTTGAAGCTCATTAGCCATTTTCTCTGTATTCGGCTCTTTTCCTGGCTCTATATTTTTAATTAACTGTTTGTCTACTTTTGCTGATATTAAAGTTCTTAAATCATTTTTAGTGACCATATCAACTTCGGGTAGTTCAAATAAATCCTTTAGCCATTTATCTGCAAATTGTTGTGCTCTATTACCTACTCTTATATCGCTAACAATCTCACCTGGGTCTGAAGCATTATCTTGATTTTCCCCTACTTTAGAGACAATATCTTCAGGCTTAATACCTAGTTCTAACTGCTCTTTTAATTCTGTTTTCTTAACTATTTCATTGGATAATTCACCTATCTTTTCAGATGTATATAAATACATAGCTGATTTTTTACCAGTATCTTTAAATATCTTATTTTCTACATCAAATGCTTCTTGTAGGCTCTTAATCTTTTCAGCTGATTTATCTATATCTTCTTGAACTTTAAATATCTTTTTAACAATTCTTTCTTGAGCTGGCTCTACTAAAGGCTCCTCAGCTAGATAATTAGCATGTTCTTGACTTATTTCGCCAGTCTTCATTATTTCACGAGCTTTTTCCCAAGACTCTTTAGTTATATTGCCATACTTATCTTGAAGCCCTAATTGCTTTATAATCTCATGCCCCATAAAGCCACCAACATTGTTAGGATAAAGCTTATCTATTTCTTTATATACTTGCTCTTTTATTTCAGGGTCAAGTTTATCCCACTTTTCACCCATAAGTTTAGGGTCTTTTTTGATGTCCATCTCAGCATTCTTAACGCTTTTAGCACCAAAGTCTTTCATAAATTTCATTGCACCTGCTTTCTGCCAAGGAACCTCATTTAACCCAAAGAATCCACCTAATAAATACTCGTATACTTTCTCTGGTGTAGTAGCACCTCTAGCTTCTGCTGATAATCCTTGAAATAAAGAACCAGCTAATCCTCTAGTTAATTTAGTAGCTTTAGGGTCTCCTAGTTTTATAGCATTACCCAGTGTTCTAAATACACCACCAGCTAGAGCTCCATGAAATGTTCCTTCTAGCATAGCATTTACACCACCTTGCCATGAAGATAGCCCACTAGCTACACCTAAGTCGAATGCACCTTCGGCTACATGCCTAGCTGCACCTTTATTTAGAAAGCTAGCAACAGTATTTACAGCACCAGCTTTTCCTTCAGCTGCTTTCTTAATCATAGGAGAACTTATCTTCTCTACTCTTTTCCTTATAGCTTGAGCTCCTAACATAGGTATTGATTTAATACCAGACATCTTTTGAGCCCAACCAGCCATTCCTGCCATTCCAGCCATTCTTGCTAATCTTCCTACAGGAGCTGCTACCATACCTGGAGCAAATCCTATTAAATGACCTACGCTTCTAGCTATAGCTTCGTATTCATTATCAGGAGCAGACCCTACATTAAAGGTGGTAAAGCCAGAAAACATCCCTTTAGCGAGTTGCATAATAGCTTCGCTTGGATTAAATTCTCCAGTATAAAAGGGTATATTGTGATAGTTAGCGTGTTCTTCTAATTTTTTTTGTAAGCTTTTAGGGAGGCTTCCACGAAACTCACTCGCTCTTTTTATAAGAGCACGAGTTTGTTCAGCCCCATAGATAGGTTGAAATTGCCCAGATTGTTGAGGCTGTTGAACCTGTTGAGGAGAACGTAGTTGTGTTCTCGGAATATATACCATTTATAAGATACCTTGTTTACGTGTTACTATTCGCCACCGAAATAATCAATGCCTAAGTCTATTAAGTCATAAGCACTCCATAGTCCCATAGCTACATTACCAATTAAAGGTAAAGACGAGCCTGCAGCTTGTCTTCCTGCAGCTTTAACGCCCCATAATGCAGCTTTATTCCTTAAGTAATTAGCACCTTTCTTCTTCCCAAGAGTAGATACAGTTTGTTTTACTGATTGGTCTTTAATCTTATTAGAAACAGTTTTTTGTAAAGCTGCCTTTTTAATGCCTTTATCTTTTATATCAAAAGCTCTTGCCATTTCTCTTAATTCTTTAGATTTCATGGTTTTTATATCTTTCATCATACCATCTCTTACACTTGAGGATAAAGCACTTCTTATCGACTTATAATCTTTCGGCACATTAGTAATAGCTTTTTTGCCTAAATAACCAGCACTAGCAAGTCTAGCTATATCTGTAGCACCTTGAGGAGCTCCTAATTGGCTCATTAACATCGGTGTAAAAGCAGCTGCACCACTTTTCATTGCACCACCTTTTAAGAAGTCAGGGAATTTATCTTTAAGCATATAAGCTACTCCTCCAAGTCCAGCAGCACCAGCGGCAGTCGTTTTTGGATTATCTCCCATCCATTCAGGGATTGCACCTGAGCCCATAAAGGTATCACCATGTCTCATATAAGAGCCACTTGGCTTGTATTTACTAAATTCAAGTCTTTCCATTGTACCTAATTCATCAGCAGAAAATCCAGTAGCTTCTATATCTAAGAAATCTTTTGCAAATCTAGGGTCGTCTCTAAATAAACGATGGACATCTTTCTCTCTAGCTCCCATAGCTATTGCTTCATCAAAAGATGCTCTCCAAGTAGCATTTTGAGCTGATTTAAAATCATTGTATAAAGTATTAAATGTTTCTACATCTATAGGAATTTGTTTACTTTTAGCAATTCTTTGAAACTCATTCCAGAGTGTAGTCTTGTCTTTTATTGCTAAATTACCAGGATTATATTGAAGGTTTCCATTGGAGTAAGAGACCGAAGAAGACCCTTTTTGAAGTAAGTTTTGAAACTCAGTTTGCAAAGCTTTATAAAAATCAGATGTTCTTTGAGCATCTATAGCCTCTTGTCTTTGTCTATTTGCATCTAATAAAGATGCCATACGTTCTCTTCTTTCTGAAATGTTTATTGCCATATCTAATCCTTATTTAAAATATTTATTTACTCCAAGCCTTTTAGCTATATTCTCTGGTTCCCATCCCATAGCTTCTCTTAAAAGACCCTCTTTTTTCCATTCTATGTTTTCTATAAGCTCTTTATCTTTTTCAGGGTCACCAGTTAGGTAAAGAGGTTTATTGTAATTAGCGAATTCTTCTGGAGGGTTTACTCTCCATCCAGTCACATCTCTCGCCTTATAAGGCTCACCTTTATCCCATTGCCCATTATTATTTAAATCTTTGTACTCATCTCCCTCAGCATACTCAACTAAAGGATTGTAAGTAGCTTCTACACCATAAAAGTCTTTAGTGTAATCATCTTTAGCCTCTAAGTCATAAAAAGGATTATCTCCTGTATACACCCCTTCATCTTTCCTCTTATTTATAGCTACTTTTTTATCTATCAAAGCCTGTCTTTCCTTTATTTCTTTCTCTTTCCTCCTTATCTCTCTTCTTTCCTCAATTGTTTCTACAAATCTATCCAAAAGCGATTTTCCAGGCTTATAAGCACCTCTTCTAGCATTTGACATAATACTTTTAAATCCTTCAACAGCATTAGCCTCTCTATTCATAGACTCAGCTAATAGCCCTGCTAATAAAGGGCTTTGAAATGTAGCTCCAAAATTGCTATCATAGTAACTCATCTATTCAAATAGTCCTGTAATAGCATCCCATGCTCCTTTAGCCGCATCAACCGTCTGACCTATTCCCCCTCCTTCTAAAAAGTCAAAAACTTGACCCCCTATACCAGACATTGCATCTGCTTGTTTTTCTCTCATTCCTTGTTGGTACATTAAATTTTGCTGTCTAGCGCTAGCTAAAGTATTAGCAGCTGCTCCAGCCTTACCATAAAGGTCTGAAGACATTCTCATTCTATCTGCGTGCCCCCTATTGTAGTTCTCTAAAGCATTTGCTATAGCGGTGCTTATAGCGTTCTGACTTAAATTTCTTGAAGAAATACTATCGTCAACCATTCCTGTAGCCTCATTTGCAGCTCTTCTTGCTATGTCTGTCATAGCATCTAAATTCTGTCCTCTTATATTATCTCTCATTTGAACATTCATTTGACTATTGGGGTCGGCATATTGCCCAGCTTGATATAATAAGTTTTTATAAGACTCCTCTAAAGGGTTTATAGACTGCTGAAGTTGAGCAAAAGAAGGTCCTTGAGTCCTGTGCCTCTCTATTCCATAATCTATAGCCATAGCAAACGGGTCCCACCATTGAGCTTGAGGAATAGATGTTGGTTGAGTATTAACGTTTTCTAAATTTTGTAATGATGACATAATTCTCCTTTAATTAAACTCCTGTCCAACCACCACCATATCCACCTATATTTTGCTGAGAGTAATCTATAGTAGGATTAACAGGCATAGGGCTTGGTTGATAATGTGAACTAAATTTTTGTCCTGTATATTGAGGTGTAGTAGGCGGCATAGGACCTTGAGGCATAGGAGGTTGAACCATAGGTGGTTGCATTTGTGGCCCCATTTGCGGTTGAGAGCCAGCCATAGCTTGCCCTAATAAACCACTAGCTTTCTTTCTAAGTTGTCCTTTTATAAATTTATTACTAGCAAGATTCTTTATACCAGCACCTATTTTACTGCCTACTCCACCTAACATGTTACCTAATGGACCAGCACCAAATAAACCAGCACCACCAAGACCTAAACCTAATAAACCAAGGCCTTCGCCAAACTTCATTTGCTTTATACCTTTACCTATCTTCTTTAGGTTCTTTCCAGTACCTATATCTTTAAGTCTTAATTTTTTTAAATTACTAAATAATCCCATTTAAACCCCTTTTCATCGTCATAATATAACGAAGTTTTACATTTATTCCAACTATTTAAAAATTTGTTCCAAAAAATATTGAGTTGTCTGTTGCTACAGGTAAATCATAATCAACTGTAACATAACAATATGTAAATCTTGTTGTTCCTCCTGAATGAGCATCTAAATCAACTCTTACTCTTAAACTGTTTAATAATGCATTAGTCCAAGCATTTGAACCATCATGTGTTGTTCTAGTTGTATATGTCTGTGTCCTGTAATTTCTATGAGCAGCTTGAGACCCAGAGGATTCTGTGTAATAATCACCACTAGGACTTGTTAATTTAGTTTCTAGTGTAAAAGATGCTCCTCTTCCATTATTACCAGCCTTTGTAACTAATGTAATGCTATTAATAGCACTATGAGATTCAGAAAAATCCTGAAGTTCTACTGTACAAGTGCTACCAGCAGATGTTGAGCTAAGATAACTACTATCAGTTGCTACTGTTCCTGTATGGTCATCATCTATTAAAGCATATACATCAGAGCCTGTTGACAAACTCCAATCATTGACAACAGTAGGCACATTTGCATTAGGTAGTAAATTAACAGTAGCCATTAAAACTGAAAGTCCAATGTTGCAACACCATAAGCTATTTCATTATCAGCATCCCAATAAAATGAGATAATATCAACATGATTAGCATCTGTTGTTAGTGTTGGAGCAGAGCCACCTGCCCATTTAACTCCTACTGCCCCATCAGCAGAAGACTCATCAGATTCAAAAACCTTCCAATTAGTTACTGTGTTACTGCCACTACCATTTTGTTTTAATAACAACACAAAATTACCTGACATATTGGGAAATGTTAATTTTACATTTGTTATGCTTCCACCAACAAATGTTAGATTCTGCTTATTGCCCAGCCTAAAATCTACTTCAGTATTAGTAGCATCATAAGTAGGTTCTAATTGATTAAAACCTACACTAGCCCCATAAAAATATAATTGATTCCCATCAGTTCCCTGCTCCAATACTCTAAATATCTCATCACCACCTACAAAAAGCTTTAAACTGTCTGCTGAATTTTCATATATATAAGTATCTCCACCACCATCAAGATATAATTTTTTTGTGGCATCTATTTTAACATCTGCACCTGTTATAAGCAAATCTCCATCAGGGTCAATAGTTAAATGTGCTGCTGTACCTCCAGCATCTGCTGTCCTAATAGTAGTTGCTCCATTAGCTGCTGTATAAATTTGAAAAAAATCATCAGATGAAGCCCCTCCATCTTCGTATAAAGTCAATGACGAATAAGCACCATTAGTAGAAACATTTCCAAAAGTAGTTCCGTCATCTTTAAAATATATCTCACCACCATCTGCATCTAGGGTGATATCACCACTAGAGTCTATCGCTAAATCTCCAGATATGATTGTATCTAATGATGTAATAGTTAAGTCTCCACTAGAATAGGTAACATCACCTAAATCATTTAGATTTGCAACAGTACTAGTACCTGCTCCTATGTAACTCCTTAGATTCGCCCCAGTAACATACTTAATAACCCCACTATCTGACATTAAGAATTTATCAGTATCAGAACCAATAGCAGAGATATTGTTTATTGTTAAGCCACTACTACTTAAAGAAGCTAAATCAGCACTGTCATCTTTAAACGCAAAATCTCCTCCATCAGCATTAAATTCTATATCTCCAGGTGAATCAATAGTTAGATTTCCTGTTTTTGCTACTTGAAAATTAGTAAACTTAGCTAAAGAACCTAATTTTATAGTTGAAGTTTCTCCAGCTCTTTCATTTAAAACACTTAAAACAGTATTATTGTATGTAAGAGTATCATATTTAGTTAATTTAAACTTAGCATTATTGACTCTAATACCAGTTTTTGTAGTTGCCATTTTACCAGCACCATTCTCGCTTGAGCTTGACAATTCATTTAAAGTTTTGTAGATATCATTAAATATTCTTGAAAACTGTGCATCCTTTACTATAGGCGCTTTCTTTGTAGCCATTATTTTACTTTGCCCATTCTATATATAATGCCTATAGAAAATATTGTTGAAGTTGAATTATACTTATCAGTTGTTTCATCTAAAGTTCCATCTCCCCAGAATAATTGAATAGCTTTTCCTTTTTTGTAACTACCTGATAACTTGTATTCATAAGTGCCAGCTCCTGTTGTCTGCCCTGTAGAAGTTACAGTAACCGCATTTCCATCTACTTTTACTACAGGAGTATCAATAGTACCATCAGCTTCTACCTTTATTTTTACAAACCTTTTATCAATAGTATCAGCATCCATAGTAAATTTCTTAGATATCCACTGGTACCCATCTTTTGCATCTGACTCTGTTTCCCAGAGCGAAGACTGCGCAAACATATATAAACTACCATCTGACTTTGTTGTGAAAAAACCTAAATTTTGACTTGAAACATCTAAGTATGAAGAAGGAAGCATCTTTTTTAAGTCCCATCTTTGTTTTAATAGATGATAACAAAATATGTAAGTGTAGTTATTATAAGTTACAGCAAATCCTATCTGATTTGTTTTATAAAGAAATATAGCTTTAAAATCTCCAGATGAGGCAAAAGTTTTCCATCCGCCATCTACTCCAGAAAAATCATCACTCTCTATAGGATAACTAATTATTTTAGCATTAGAACCATCATGCTGATATATGTGATTTCTGTCAGCATAAAACATTCCATATTCCGTAACAACAACCCCATCTTTACTAGTGCAACCAAACCCATGTAACACATCCTCTTCAGTAAAAGAATCAGGGTCTATCCTTACAGTGGCATTATTTGTAAAAACATAAAGCTTACCATTAAAACTGGTCATTGCATTAATTTCTTCTTCTACCCCTAATGCATTATCAGAGTCTCCTAAAAACTGACTAAACTTATTTTTTTGAGACCTTAATATTGTAGTTTTAGGAGGTCTGTCTACATTTATATGCTGAACATCTGATACAAAAAGATAGTTTCCGCATTTAACAGATAAACCATAGTTTGCCGAAACATGTGTAGTAGTAAAACTAAGACCTGTATAGCCATCGTAATCTTGCCCACTCGCAATACTCTCTGCCCCCCTATCTCTAACAACAGTTTCGAGTATACTTTTACCTGCTAGTGTGCTAGGTTTAAAATTAGCTGTATCAGCAGGTATAGATTTTACAAGATAATAAAACATACCTTCCTCGTTTTTTCTCCAAAGATTAACCCTGGTAACTCTAGGAGATATATTTCCTGGCAAAGATATATTAACATCAATCGACGCATAATCTGTTGTGTTGTTTCTGTAAAGATAGTCACTAACAGTTAATGGAGAGTCTTGAAACCCATCATACTCATATGACAATTTATACCATCTAGTAGTTTGCTGAGGAAAATAATCGGCATAACTTTGGGTATTATCACCACTTGGGTGGTCAGTATCCACCCCTGAAAATGTGACATCAGATAATGTGTTAGCCTCTTGATGTTTACTAATAGCATATATAGATAGTTTATTAGCATTTGTTCCTTCAGTTGGAGAATCTGAAAAGTCATCAGTAGTTGTAGGAGTAAAGTCAAGTTCATCAGTTAAAGTGCAATGAAATGCATCCTTTGTCCCTTCTTTATTAAATACCGATAATTCATAGTCATTTACCCCATATTCAGATTTATTTCCTGTTGCATCGGCATTAACAGTACCTGTTCCTGTAAGACCAGCAGGGTTTCCTTTTGGCCATATATGCCCTATCATTAATCGATTTGTGCTTTCTACAGGAGTTTCTTCAGTTCCAGTCAAAAGACCAAAAGATGATGCAGCTAAGCTATTGTTATGAGCCTCTAATCTAAATATTTTTGAATATCCCAAGTCATTCATATTTGCACTTCCTCTAAGAGATGTAGTCTCATACGGTCCTAGATTCCCTGTAAATATAGATTGTGAGAAATTATTAGACAAAAAAGCCACTTGAGCACCAGAAACTGCTCCAACAGGTAAATTGGATATAGAAAAGCAATTTTCAATTCGAGATTGACCTGTGTTAAATCCATTAAAGTCAATGTTATGCATAAAACTTATAAAAGGGAAATCCACATCACTTGAAAAGTTGTCATAACTAGATGGGGAGACACTAATAGCCCTGCCAAATGTTATAAACTTAGAAGGACCATTAGGAATTATATCTTCTACATCCCTAATAGCAGATGTTAATATTCCACTACTATCTACAAGATTTGTAACGTCAATAGAGTTATCATCTTGACCTGGTATCCCCTGGGTACCATCAATAGAAAACGCAGCATTTGTATTTTGAGGGCTAGCTTCTTTAGAAGCGTCTCCACCAGTTGCCGAAACAATATTAGTAGAACTAGTCCCTTTAAAGTAGCCACATAATCCGTTTGTAGCAATCGAATCATCAGCAATAAGAGTATCGTACTTATCACCTAATTCTGCAGTAGTGTTGAGTTTGATAACATTTCCAAATCTTGAAACTCCACTTGAAAGTTCATCTCCAGTCTCTTCATTATCATAAGACAAGAATAAAGAACTATACTTTGGATTGTTATCATTAGTATTAGAGGGCCAAGAAATATCGCCACTAGAATTGGCAATGTTAAATTCGCTTAACATTTTATTCCTAGTGTGAGCTGTAAGTCTATTAGGAAGCTGATAAGGTAACCACTTGAAAATTCTAACAGTAGCTCCTTCACTTTCATTTAGATTGCAACAAGTTGTAGACAGGTTAATATCTTGATATGTATTACAATCTTGGGTTACACCATAAGCTGAACTATCACTCCATTGGGGCCCATTCCTAGCCCATCTCCATCCTACATTTGCATGCCTAGTATAATAAGCTCCATAATTTTCTAAATTCCCGCTAGAAATCCACAAGCATGAAGTTCCCCTTACTTGTCGTATTCTTTTCCCCCAATTTCTACCGTGAGTATCCTCTCCGTATTGGTGTTTGTTAGTCCTATGGTGGTCCCATAAATCCTCTAGTAAATACCCTTTATGAAAATTAACATAGCATCCTACTACATGAGATAAAGATGATTCATCGCTATTTCCATTTGGTACTTTATACAAATCACTTAAATCTATCAAAGAATTGGGTATAGGTTTAAATACAATTGAATCTTCTATGTGCTCTGCATGGTCATCTTCATACCATGTTGGCCTAGATTGCCCTACTTTGGTTTCAGTTTTCTCGTCCCAACCTGATGTTGAATTTGGCTCTATTACAGAATGCGTTATTCTGCTTTTACCATAATGCTCCATTACATGGGTTCCTTCCTCAGGATAATTACTAGGATTAGTTCCTCTGCTATCCATATACCAAGGTCCTCCACCGTTTAAAAGCACAGAGTAATTTTCATTCCAGTCGTTAGTTAATTCTGGGCTTGAATGATTAAAGACTACTTGATTATTCCAACTAGCTGTCTCTTCTCCATTATCATTTATAGCTCCATTGCTAATATAACTACCAAAACCTCCATTAGAATTAGCATTATATGTTGTAGCACCAGGAGTTGGGACTTCTCTTTTTATCCATCTCATATAAGTTTTCTGTTTTGCACTACCACTTGGTACACCTTCTGTAAAGTATGGCCCAATCGTAGCTTGCCTAGCATAATCTGAAGTGTCGCCTTTTGCATGTTCCCTTATTTGCATCATAGAAAATGACTTATCGTTAAAATATACGTCAAGAACACCTCCTCCATTTAACTCATCACCTCTTATATGTTGTAATGCATCACCATGATGGTCATATCTTTCATAAGAGCACCATAGAAATCTAAAACAACAAAAAGGATTTAAAGTGGGGCTATCTACTGGTAAATAAGGAGTGGCCCTAAACCAGCTCTTGTCAGGGTCTTCATCGTCAACATCCAATGGGCTAGCTAATATCCATAATTTACCATTTCCACTAGCATCAACGGTCTCTAGAATATCGCTTATTTCTTGACCACCTTCATATTCAAGTCCTTCATCTTCATCAAATCCTTTTGTATATAGTGGGGTAGACTCATATCCATAATTCTTAGAGTTAATATTACTAGCTTTAGGAACAGAGTCTTCTGGAGCAAAGAATATGTTAATAGTTTTGTCTAATATAGGTGTCCATCCATCTGCGAGCCCAGAAGAGCCTAAAATAACAGCTCCATCTGCTGTAGTATGGTCAATATTAGGAATTGTTAGCAAGTGAATTCTCCCTGTATTTTCTATATCCGTATCATTTCCTTTTTCATAGACCCATACTTTTAAAAACTTTTTACTAGAAACGCATTTACATATATTGTCAATAGTGAAATTTAATGAAGCAGAAATATACGCCTTTCCAGTATCAGCGTTTATTAGGGCTAAATAATCAGTATCTCTTTTAAAGGCAATATGTATGACTTTACTATCACTGCTAAGTGCAGTTAAGTTTTTAACTGATTCAGAAACAGTATAATCAGTAAATGACTGTTGGAAAGTTATCATTTTGTCATATCCAAAACCGCTTATCGCAGGTGATACTAGCTTGTCGTCTAGCATTAAAAAGCCTGATAGACTACTTACATTAGCTTTTTTTATCCTTCCAAGCCACTTAGTAGTGTGAGAAGAACCGCATCCTATAAAAAAGATATTATTTTTAGCAACAATAGAAGGATTGTCATTATGACTTATCTTATGTGGAAATGTAGAGAAATCATTCACTAAATCACCTGTCCCTAACTGCTCATTAACACCCTGGCCAACAGTTGCAATTCTTGAAGAGCTTTCAGTTCCATCTGCGTTATATTCAAACAAGTTTTTATTCCAGTCATAGACTCCATCTACCCATCCATTTTTACTTACCACAACCATGTTTTCTTTATCATCAGAGTCTTCGCTTTTATAGGTAAAGGATGAAACTGGATTAATAGCTCTATATATATGAACTATAGGGTCAGAATCTAAATCAGTAAAGTGCTCTACTGCGGTTGTTCCTAATTGCCCTCTAACTACGTCTATAAAACCGTGACTTCCTTCATCAGTTATTCCTGTTAATAACATAATTTCAGACGTAGTTCTAGTCTCATTTTCTACAATTATATAATCATCTACTAATAAATTTCCTAAATTACTACCTATGTATAAAATTCTAGTTTGTGTAAAGCCTATATCTCCATCTACTTTTAAACCAGTATCTACCTTTATCTTAGCATGGTCTACATGACCACCTTTCAATCTATCACCTTTTCTTGCTCTTAAAACGCCCCCTGGGCCATTACCTTCTACGTTATATGATAATATAGGTGCATCATCAGGAGTCTCTCTTGGGTCTGCATTGCTTATTGTACCAGCATTAAAATTCTTTATTTCTTTTATACTTCTAGCCACTTTTCTCCTTTACCTTACACTGACACTTAGAGCACTTGTTTTCTAGGCTAGAATCTATCATATTTTGCATTCTAGCTATATTTCCTTGCATAGTTCTAATCTCAACCTCTAAGCGTCTAATTTTATGAGCATCAGGATTTACTCCTAACTTCTGTTTAATCATTCTCTCTATTTGATTCATCAATGCTTTTTTAACTATCATTAATATTTCTTTTTAGGCTTAGCTTTAGTTACTTTCTTGCCTGTTTTTTTAGCATAAGTTTTAGCTTTGGCTTTACCTTTTTTCGTATAGCTGAACTTCTTTTTTCCTACTTTTGGCATTTTAACTCCTTTATTAATTTCCTGTTAATTTCATAGCTATTTTATGAGCTTCAGTAAAAGTTCTTCCGCTTATAATAGCTTGTACCATTATTTTTATATGATTAGGGCTATGATGAACAGAGTGATTTTTCATAGCAGCCTGCTCTCTTGGTTTTAACATTCCTATATCTACACCTTTTATTTTCACTATTTTTCCTTCCATTTACTTAAGTCTAACATTTGTAGCGGCTTTTCTATCATCTGGTCTTTTAGCTTATCATTTTGTATTTGTATCTTAGTGCCACCTTTAACATAAGGTTCACCATTAGCCATACCTATATCATAAGCAAAGAACGTCGTCTTCCACATGCCCACTCGTACTATTCTGGCAGGTCGACCATTCAATATCACAACATCGTCCGTGTTCAGGTCCTTCCCCAAGAATACTTTTATACTCTCTACCAGTGACTCTATAGTCGATTTGACTAGTAATAGAGCCACGCCAGATAGGACGAAGTACATTATATAACCTAATATACCTTCTGCTTGACTTTGTAGTTGTTCTTCGTTCATTTTTAGTTACCATCTATATATTTACCCCACACTGAGGTTTTGCCATCAATTATCTCTACTACTTCAACCTTGAAATCGCCATTAACAAACCAATCAACTATAGCGAATGCATGGTTCCAATTGTGCAGGTTACCTCTTAACCATTTATTCTTATCAGAACTCATATCTTTTAAGCAACCCATACTCCAAGCACTTTGAGTTCCACCTAAACCAGTATCAGTAAATCTCTGTAAATCATGTGTATGTCCATACATGATATTTTCTTTATAAGAAGATAGATGCTTTTTAGCATGGTGTATAGGCACGTAATCTCCATGAGTGAAGTTTAATTTACCTATCTTTAACTTCTTATGAGAAATGTATTCCCAGTACTTATATTTACGCTCTTTTAATCTTAGAGCTTTCTTTGTTTCATACTGAGGAAGATAAGGATGTTTAGTAACAAACTTATCAAGCCATACTTCATGATTTCCTTGGATAAAATGCCTTTGTTTACACTTAGCTTTGTCTAAGGAGGCATCTATAATATCCATACCATCATTCACTAACTCTACTTCTCTATCTAACATAGGTATTAACACCTCTAAAGGTGGTTTTTCCCTATCTTTCCAGTAATGAGAGCTAAACATCTCCCATTCTCCTGTATCACCTAAATCTATATAAATTTTAGGCTTTACTAACTCTATTGCTTTGCAGACTACTTTTATTGCTCTTTCATCTGCTAGTGGAAAGTGCTTATCTGGAGTGACAATAGCACGTTTCACTACGCCTTTTTTTCTCATTTAATCCCCTAACTGAACTCTGTTTTAGGTTGATATCCCCAGTCATCGGGCACTGTGTATGTATCTTTAACTTTCTCTAGCAATTCATTTGTAGTTTTCTTATCAAACTTCAAATACCTTTCATCGCATTTCATACATTGCCACATCAAAACTCCAGGAGTTGCTCCTAGTACTTCTATTCCTAAAACAGCCTCGCTATTACAGCAAGGACATTCATCAGGTTTTTTGGAGAAATGATTAGTACCTATAATACCAACTTTAGAAACCATGTCTTTTTTATCTGGGAAACATACTAAATCGCCACATATGGTAAGCAATGGCTCACTTCCATGTGGCGAAACATCACTAGGCATAACAAACTTTATATCTTGCTTTTTACTGTCGCCCATATCTTATCATCTAACTTATTCTTAGTTGACTTCACTAAGTGGTCACCTAAAGCAATAAACATTTGTTTTTTCATCTTAGGTGTGAATACCATCTTTAGCAGTTTAGATATCATTACTTTCATCTGTTCTCCTATTTATTAAATAACCAAGTTATCAAGGCACCAAATATGCCTAGAATAACACTTCCCATGCCAAATATTTTAGAGATAGCACTTTCGTTCTTTCTAACTCTTCCATTTTGCTCTCTCAATAAAGTTCTTTGGTCTACCAAAGTTTCCTTTATATGTCTGACATCATGTTTTAAGACAGTCAAAGTTGTAACCATCTCCTGTCTATACTTATCTATATCAAAGTCTTTACTTGGTTTCTTTGACATCTTTCTTTGATTCCTTTTCTTCTTCCATCATACTCTCTAGAACTTCTATAGCACCCTGACATTTAATGAAAAGCTCCTTAGCAGCTTCCTGTTGCTTTTTAAGTTCTTGTATCTTTTCTTCCATCTTACCTCCGTATTATAAATCTTATGATGCTGCCATGCCAAGGTTAGCTTGACTATCAACTCCACCACCTATATAGTTCCATAAACTTCCATCAGATACAAATATATATACTCCATTAGATTCCATTACATCGTAACTTGCATGTATACCTCTAACTAAAGCTGTTCCTTCAGTTCCATGGAATGTTAGTTTTTCACCGCCTGTATTATTTACAATTATTATCTGACCAGCTGTACCTGTTCCTCCAAATCTAATTCCTGTTCTAGCTCCACCATTAGCATCTATATTAACACATGTTGCTGTTACAGGGATAGAACCGTCATCTGCAAGATTATTTACACTAGTTCTTGTAGCAATAGTTGCTCCAGCTGATGTAATACCTCCAGTAATCGTCAAATCGCCACTAGTTGATAATTTCAACATTGTATTAGTAGCAACAGCACTGCCTGTTCCTATATGGAAAGTATTGTCTGTCCCATCGCTACCAGCATACCATAAACTAGATGCAGCTTCTTGGAATATCACTTTAGCATCATAGCCTGATGAAGGAGCATTTATTACAAGTTCTGCATTCACTGAACCTGTAGGCTGAACTAAACCTTGACCAATAATTTGAATTATATCACCAGTTAATTTTATTGTTCCATTGGTTTCGTTATCTATAGTTTCATCATTACCAAAAGTTATTTTACCCCCATTAACCTCTAAATCTCCCAACATATAGCAATTTCCACTAGCATCTATAGAGAAGTCATTGTTTAAAATAGTAGCATCAAATGTTGCATCTGTATTTATTACAAATCTATCAGCTGAATCATCGATTCCCATGATAGTCTTTAAAGTTCCATGTCCAAATACAATACTTCTGTCCGTACCATCAGCATCAGCACCAAGAGTAATTGTTCCGCTACTAGTTCCTGTTACCGTTAAGTCTCCAACTATTGTAGCATCATCTGCTAATAATGTGATAACTGTATCGGTACTTGATTTTATATCATTACCACTAACAGTTAAATCTCCCCTTATAGCCACATGCCCATTCGCATCAACTTCTAAATCATTAGCTCCTGAAGCTTCAAAAGTAGCGTCAGTGTTTATTGCAAAAACATCTCTACTATCATCAATTCCAATAGTAGATTTTAAAGTAGTATGTCCAAATATAATTGTCCTATCGGCACCATCAGAATCTGGACCTATTGTTAAAAGCCTCCCAGTTAAAGTTACTGTGTTGGCGAAAATAGCATTCTGGTCTGTATCCATTGTAATTGTGGTTTCACCTTCTGAATTTTTCAAAGTATTTCCAGTTACTTGAAGACCACCAGCTATAGTTACATTATCAGATGTATCTAAAGTTATGGTCGCTCCACCATCAGAGGCGTATATAATATTATTTCCTACTTTTAGCCCAGCTGTTGCAGTAACTAAACCTGTAACACCAAGTGTCCCTGATACTGCTTCGCTTAATCCTGCTGTACTACCTTCTCTTATTAATGACATTTAATCTCCTAAAAATCTATTTGCTTTATAAAACCATGAGTCTGATAATTCGACCTAGCTTGTTTTCGAGCCTTTTTAACTACTTTTTCGTATTCTGCATCAAAAAATTGAGACATATCTATTTTCATATTTCGAGCATCTCTGTATCCCAAGGAAATGACCTTATTTACTAAAGCCTCATGATAACGCTTAGGTATGTCGGTATTTTCTGCAGATAAATTGTTAACAACATAATCCTCTTGAGTATCTATAGTATATATTCTTAAATCTTTTGCTTCTGAAACAGAAGCCCAGTCTGTTGTAATAGTTTCTTTTGTAGTCTGAGAATTTGCTTTTTCAACAATACCTAACCTATCCCTACCACCTTGTCCTCTATCTATGTACCAGTATCTCTGTAAAGCCATTATTCTACCTCACTCGTATCATCATCTACTGGAGGCTTTTCTAGTAACCTCGGTATAAGAGTATCATTTAACCACACTTCTCTAACTTTTAGCACTGTAGATGTAACATCATCTCCTATATCATTTAAAGCGTAGTATCTTTGATTAGCGACAGTTTGAATAGTATAAGTAGATTTAACTATTTCAGTTCTTTCGCAAAAGTCATCCTTAGCTCTATTTAATAATCGTATAATTTCAGTTTCGCCCATATGAGAGTGATGTTGTTGTACTAATTCTATCATTTCTTTTAATTTCATTTAATCTGTAGCATCTCCTTCAGGATTATTAGTCAATCTTTGCATTTCAATATCGTACATTGAAGTTAAAGATTGCATTTGCGCCTGTTGCATTTGTAGCATCTCATCATCCTCTTCATCTTGAACAGTATCACTAATTAATACTTGAAGTATGTATATAGATGCTTTTAAAGCTATTGCATGTTCTACTTCATGGGGAAGCCCGTCTATACTTTCCAATGTGTACATTGCAATGTTACTCGGATATTCAATATAATATACAAGAGCATTCTCCGTTCCTGAAGAAATAGTAGGCAAGACTTTTAAATAATTATAATCAGAATTAATAGAATCTATTGTATATACAGGAGAATGATTCGTTGGTGCGTATATGCTGTCAGAATCATCTAACTCTTTAAAGGTATCAATATCTACATATTCACAGATTCTATATACCGAATAAATTGCAACACTATTATCTGCCCTTAATACTCTTAGAATTCTTTTACCAGTTGCATCGAAAGTAGAGTCAGGATTAGTAGTAGTTATAGTCGTAGGACTTACTGCATATTTAAGAAGGTAATCAGAAGGAAGTCTATCTATTACTTCAGCACAAGCAGTCTTAATACCTTCATTTTCAGTATTCATAGTGTTTGATTCAAAATCAAATCCAACTAAATCCTTTATTCTTTGTCCTAAATTAACAGCCATTTATTACCTTTTTAAATTCTTTTTTCTTCTAACAGTAGGCTTATTCCCATGAAAGGGGTTGCCAATACTGCTCGAATATACAACTCTTTTTGTTTTTTTAATAGACATTTATTCTCCTGTAAATGTTGAGCTAGCAGCTAATGTCCGTGCCTCAGATTTAGTTAGCACACTAAAGTTAGGATATGACTTGCTAGCACCTAATGCTATAAGCTCACTTAATACCCCTTCCTTCATTGACCATTCACCTTTGATAATACAATATGCTTTATCATGTGAATATCTAGGTGGACCAACTTTACCTGCAAATATAATATCATTCCATGTAGGAGCTGATTTATATGTTATAGTACCATCATCTGCTACTGATTCCACTATTGGATATAGTGCTTTTATCTTTGCGCCTACTGCACTGCTATATGCACTGCTTGGTAAGCAAAAATACATTTCATAATGTGCCATTATTTATGACTCCTTTTTCCTGCTTTGTAATTTCTATCAATTTCATCTGTGGTTAATATTCTACTATATATCTGAAATTCATCTATATTTCCAGCTAAATAATTTCCTTGCGTTATCTCAAAACCAACATTCCAAGCATCTGTACTGAAAGAGGTTCCTGACTGAGCAGATATATCTTGAGTTATAACCGCTGAGTTATCTATATATAAAATAGCGTTTCCACTTCTATCTATATTATGATGAGCGTAATGCCATTCACCATCATCATAAGTGGAAGATGTATATACTGCTGTTACACCAAAAGGTCTTGACCTTATTTTTCCACCACCTGCATCCATTATCAAACCAGTAATATCAGAAGCTCCCATAACTCCAACTCCAACTAAATAACCTAATTCTCCATCCTCTATCTTAAACCAGCAACTATAGCTAAAATTATCTGTGCCGAATGCATGGTTTACATCAACAGTAGCATAGTCATTTTCAGCTAAATTCAATGCATTGGTATCTTTCTGTCTATTCATTAAGAAACCTTGACAATCTCTTGAAGCATCCACTCCTGCTTGTTGTAATATGGTTTCAGACATATCATTTGGTGTTGCATTATAAGTCGTTACAGTTGAATTTTTTAAATCTTGCCAAGAAGCAAGCCCATTATTTCTCCAATAATGTAGAAGCCTTCCATTATTTGCAAGATAAGCTGAATGCTCTAATGCATTTAAAGCCTTGCCATCATTATATAATTCATTTATATCTGATTGAGATAATACGTGATTTTTCCAATAAGAAACTTCTGTTATGCAACCATCTAGATTATAAGAACTACCTCCAACAGAACCTATATATACAGTAGTTCCATTTGATATATCAGTAGCGGCTTCACTTAAAGTTATAGCATCCCCGTTTCTTTCACCATTAGTATAAAATTTAAATTCTCCATCTCTATCAAATGTTCCTACAACATGATGCCATTTATCTTCTGCTAAAGAAGTACTATTAGCTATTAACCCATTATGAACAGGGGAACCGTCACCTTCTGGGTTATATTGAAGAAGTGGTGCTCCAGAAGCATTAAAATAAATAGTCCATCCAGCACTATCCGCATAGCCACCTCCATGCCTTACTAATCCTTGAGACCCTCCATTTTCTAAATTTAGGTTTATCCAAGCACTTATTGAAAAATCAGAATCTCCTGTAGTAGAGGAAACTGTTGCAGTTACATCAGAAGTTGCCCCATCAAACCAAGCCAATTGATTATAAGATTGCAATGCTGTTTGTGGTATATCAAGTTGTTGGTCTGCATCTGTCCAACCTGAAGCTGTACCTACTTCTCTTATTTGAAGTGTTTTTATTCTTATAGCATGCCCTGATGTGGCACTAAAAACATACACCGTTAAATGTAAAGCTGTAGAAGTAGCTGTAAAGGTTTGACTTACCGAATCAGTTGCTGAATTTGCATTAGAGTACTGAGTTCCTCCAGAAGATGTTCCAAGAGAAATACCTAAATCTGCATCAACAAAAGATTCAGTTTTAGCGTACATAGTTAAATCTACCTGATATGTTCTTCCTACTACAACAGTAAATTCGCCTTTCATACTACCAACTGCAAGACCACTATTTTTTATTTCCAATCCTGTAGAGCTATTATCAGTTTCAATTAAACATGTTGAGTTTGTTGCAGTAAATGCTGAATTCGCAACTACATCATAGCCATCACCTCCTGAAAAAGCAGTTGATTCAGTAGTGAAGTCAAATTTAGTATTAGCAGTATTGTAACATTTTCCATACTGAGCATCACTATCTGTGGCTATATCTGTCATATCACCATAAAATACAGTTGTTGCATGATTTTTATTATTGACTCTATAAACCTTTATATTATTCATAGAAAAATCAGTAGAAGTATTATCGGTAAAAAAGAAAAGTCCTCCAGTACCATTTGCTATACAATTAAGATAATAAGTATACGAATTACTTTCTGTTATAAAACCTAATGTAGTAGTTAAATCACTTCCACTTGTTCCTATTTTTAACTTAGGCCCTTGAATCTGCCCTCCATTAAAAGTTACATCAAAAGTTATTTTAAAAACATCTCCTATAGCACAAGTTATTCCTGAATTAGTCACCATTCTTCCATTTCCAGAACTATTAACTGCAGAAGTAACGTCTAATCCAGATGAAGTAAGTGTTTCAAAAACATCTGCTCCAGTAGACCAAGAAGTAAGACTAGATGTAACATCAGCCAATCCTACATTTGAAGCATCAAGAACATATGATTGTTGTCCTCTATGTCCATCATTCATTGGATACCAGAGTTTTAGATTAGAGTTAGTTAAAGATGTGCCACCTCTATTTAAAGCTAATTGTTCAGGATTTGCATAATCAAATGCTGCATCTTCAGCTGTCCATGCTGTGTCCCATAGCTGAACATCAGACATCTTTCCTGCAAAATTTATATTATAATCTGAGCCAGTTTTTCTAGCCCCTATTAACATTTCAGTAGAGCCTCTAAAAAAATTAGCAGCTTCTTTTGTCTCTTTAACTCCATTTATATAAAAATCAGCATTAGAAAATCCATCAGCATATGCTGCGTCAACTGCAGCTGTGTCAGTAACATCTACATTTATTACCCATACCAATCTATACCAAGTATTATCTTGCAATACAGTAGTTCCGCCAATATCATCATCACCATCAACAGTAGAAGTGGCTATTTTGCCATCTTTTACTCCTACAGATTGCATACTTAAACAAGCGGCTCCTATAACCTGCTCATCTGAAGCATCGTCAAATTTTGCCCAACATGCAAATGTTTTTAAAAAACTTCCAAATGCAACATTAGCTCTGCTGCTAGATACACTTAAATAATCAGTAACCCCATCAAATTCTAAACCTCTACCTGAATATATTTGTCCATGGTTATTATTACCAGAGGCATCCTGTGCTCTCCATTTTTTTGGTGTTTCTATTGTTTGTATTGTTGCTGCCATTATGATAAAGTCCCATTGTTTGAACCATGTGAATCATTAGCATTTGCACTAAGATTCCACCATGATACTAAATTTGTTTTCTCACTATCTGTTAAACCTGCATAACTCTTCCACATAATTGATTTGATTTCTGCTGGAGTTAATACTTCCGAGAATATCCCTACATTACACATATAACCATCAAACTCTCCATTATGAGAATTATTTTCATTATATGCGCCTAAATCTAATTCTATATCTGTTGTAAAAGCCCCCCAATTTGCATTACTTATATCGCTACTATTAGCTTGTGTATGGAGAGCTCCGTTTATATATAATTTAAACCCATTACTAGCACTTTCATCTTTTAAAGCAGTAATAACTATATGAGTCCAGTCCTGTGCACCGTCTGTAAAAATTGTAGAACTTGTTATACTATCTTCATCATTATTAGCACAATGACTATACTTTAACTTCCCATCAGTTAAATGGGCTAAATAAAACTTATCTTCGGTTGAACTATTTTTTGAGCCTAAAAAAAATTCATTTGAAGCTGGTTGACCATCATTAGGCTTTACCCACATACATATTGAATGACTATCTCTAAATGTAGATTGGAATGTTGAATTTGTATCAATATAATCACTAGAACCATTAAATAATACAGCACCATCACTTACAGGCACAACTGAACCTGTATTATACCGATGTAGCATTTTTAGGTTATCTGTTATATGGGATGCTACTGGCATCCCTTGCTTTGTTAACTTACTACCTAGTCCTAACATGCTATCCTAAATATAGAAATGCAGAACCACTATCTAAAGCAACTGTTTTCCATCTACCATATATAGTTACACCAGCTGGTAAAGTAGTGCCGCCTATTGCATCGTCATTTGTTGAAGGGCCTGCTTGAGCTCTAGTAGACCAATTAGAATCTGCAGTTGTACCTGAACTATCTAAAACAGCATCTTCTATAATTTGTATAGCTACTACAACCATGCCATCTGGAGGTGTAACTGTAGCTGTTGTTCCACTAGCAATAAATGATACTCCATTACCGCCTAAGTCTACACCTTTTGCGGCTGGTCCTGTTTCACTTCTTGTTTGCGTTGTTCCCGCATGTGTTATTGTTAAATTACTACTCATTTTTTCTCCATTAAATTAATGTAAGGGGCCCGAAGACCCCTTACGATTATATTACCACTTACTATGATGGGTCAACACCAATTCCACCAACAAAAGCATCTGAAAGAGTACCTTGAAGGCCTAAACCTTCAGCATACTCAGCATTTACTCCAGATACTAAAAACTTAAATGTAATTACATCTAAATCATGAGTGTCATCATTCATTGTTAACCTATACCAAGGAAGAGTATAGTCTGATAAATCTACTGTAAACAAATGCACAGCATTTGCTGCAGCCTCAGGATTTAAATCAGCGCTTAATTCAGAACCGATTCTAACCCAGTTTTTACCATCCACACTGCCTTCAATCTGAAAACCAGAAGCACTAGTTCCAGTTCCTTCAGCTGCTACAATATGAACACCAACTACTATCTTTTTACCGTTAACCCAAGGACCTTTAACAGCAGGACTAATCATCTCTGCGTCAGTAGTACCAGGGTCAAAAGTAGCGTGAGATAAATATGTTATCCCACCTTCTTGATATGATATCCATTTTCCATAAGCTACATCATTAGCATGAGTAGTCCCATCTGTAATCGCTGTTCCAGTTGAGCCATTTGGTCCTATACCTAATAAAGCCATAATCTACTCCTTACTTAAGAAAACTTAAGAACTGCGTGGGTTTCAGGCAAACTAATTTCAAGACCAGCTTCGGTCAGAACCATGTCTGAACGGCCATCAACACCATTGTCTTGAACGTTAGTTTCAATAAAGGTATCTCGACTAATACCATTACCCACTAGTGGTCTGTATGCTACATTCTTCATATCAACAGCTACGCAATAATCTTCCCAAGGTCCTCTTAATAGAGGTTCAGCTACAAAATGCAAATTACCAAATATAGTATTTACAACTGTTACTGTGTGCCCAAAAGCACCAGGAATACTAGTAACGTCTAGTCGATATTGAGATGAGCCAACAGAATTGTTCATAAAAGAGCCATTACCTAGTTTATTTAAATAAGTAATAACTTTTCTAGAAGCAAGAACTAGCTTATTTCCTGAGTTTCCACTTTCAGGTGCAAAGAAATCCTCCATTGCATCTAAGAAAGCATCATACCCAGAAGAAGCATAAGACATATTATATACCTTACCATTAGTATTAGTATAAGGCAAAATACCCCAAGTAGTTCTATATGGAGCATTTGTTGTTGATGTCTCATTAGATGAAGAGCCAACTCCAAATAAGAATGCTTGCTCTATATCCATTTTGTGCTCCATAAGTTTATCTTGCCAGATTCTTTGGAACTCATTCTTAATACCTCTATATTCTGTAGCAAGAGAAGTACCAGAAAAGATATTCATACCAGTTTTAAATATCTGAGTATATCCTTCACTGTCGTACATTTTGTCTTCCCAACCTACAGGACTATCAGTACCCTCAGCCCATGCAGAGCCAATCACTTGACCTTTATTACCAATTGCAAAGCTTTCGCCTGAGCCAATATCCTCTAAAGGAATTAATGCTTTACCATTAATTTGAGTAATTCCTGTAGTATTAGCATCATGATTGATATACTTACCATCAGTCAATGTATTTTCTCTTTCTACTACTGCAGCGTGGTCAACTTTAAATTTAAAAACTGTACCACTATCTGCTTTTACAGCCACTACAACACCAGGAACAATAAATTCGCAATGATTGTCACTGCTGCTTATTTTTCCATAAGTATCATATCTAGCTGTTATATGTAAATCCTCTCCGTTCGCTAATGCTGTTCCAGCAGTCTCTGCTCCTGGATTAAATGTCGCATTTGCTACTTCAAAGTTTCTTCTTTGCCATTGATGACGTTGTTCTAAAAACTTAAACACAGGGTCGTTGGTCGCCTTTTTTGCAACTTTTGATAGATATACAAAAAATGGAGACTGTTGAGGAGCGAGTTCTGCAACTCTATCCCCAAAGTTAAATACTCTCCGTGTATCGTCAATAGAAATACCACCTGGCGTTGTGGCTCCAAAGCCACCACTGTATACGTTTGCCATTTTTCTATTTCCTAATTAACACCCAATCCTATCAACTGCTTGTTAGCCTTCTAGGTGAGTGCCCCATACGGGATTTACCAAGGATTTTTACTTTTAAAATCCGATATCATGTTATCCATAATTTGGTCTTCCGATGAGACTGTGTTTTTTCCAGCTGTTGGTTGCACACCCATTGGCTGTGGAACTTGCTGAGCTCTTTGAGCTTGCTGGAAAGTAGGGGAAGGTTCTGCAGGTTGCCCTTGCGTAGGGGCTGCGTTACCTTGTCCATTCTGCAGTCTATACAATTTGACCAAATTGTCAATTGAGATGGACGAAGGGTCTGACATTTGCTTTATAAAATCCTGAGATTCTTGAGGCGTCATTCCATAATTACCTTGCATAAGCTGGTCAACTTCTTTCATTTGATTAGCTTGCTGTATTTGAGCCTCACGAGCTTTAATAGCTCTAGTTCTCTCTTCTTCCATTTTTTCCATTTTCTCTCTTACAAGAGCATTGTCGTATTGGTTTCTAAGAGAATTATACTCATCCATTTTATCTCGCCATTCATCTACTTCATCCAAATATCTAGCAGATTCACTACTAGAGTCTTCAAAGGCTTCTTGCCTATTGAAGTTTCGAGGTTTAGCTGGTCTTTCTGGAGGTGGAGGAAATTCCTGAACTGCAGGTTCTGGCTCTGCTTGAGGTTGCTGCATTTGCTGTTGAGCTTGCTGCATCTGCTGTTGCATTTGCTGAATCTGATTGTCCTTTTGAGCTGCCTGTGATTGCCAGTATTGAAACCTTGTATCATCATTCTTTGCTTCTAAGGGCTGAGGTTGTTCCTGTACTTCTGAGGGTGCCGCTTCTGGGGCCTCTTCTCCAGTTTGCGCAGTAAACGCATCTGTTGGAGTCAATGTATTATCTACGGAGCTCTCTGGAGCTTCAGTCTGAGGAGCGTCTGTAAAAACGCTTTCATCAAACATTTCATTGGCTGATTGAGAGGTATCCGTTCCTTGATTATCTACCATTATTTTCTTCTCCTGTTTTTAGACTGCTTCTTTCCACTAGAAGGTGAGTCTTTTTCTTGTTTGTCTAGCTCAGACACATAATCTGTAATCTGACGCTTCACTGTGGATAGTGTGTCATCAAGACGCTTTTCATAAAGAGTGCTTGCAGCTTGAGATTTATTCTGAACCTTATCAAGTCCTGAAGCAAATTTCTCCACTTCAAGTTTTTTACGTAAGTTAACAGACTCTCTATCTCTAGTTTGCAAGTCTCCTTTGAGCTTCTTAATTTCTTCTTGAGCTCCTTGTAATGCTCCCTGTAACTTAGCAATAGTATCCATTCTTTGCTGAACACCTTCGGCATCGAACACCTCAGTCTTTTTAAGAACTTCCTGTCTATCAATAAGTCCCATTTGGAAAGCATCTTTATAGAACTCTAATTCTGCGTATCTATTTGTAGGTAAGGTTGAACCTGCTACACATACTACGTCATATTTTCCAACGGTTATATCATTAAATATTTCAATTTCACCTGTTTTATCATCAACTAATCGTTGATTTAAAACATACTCACTCAAAGAGTTATTTGGATTAACAACTCTAAATACTTTTTTAGTAGTATACAATTGTTGCATTAAAGGTATAGCAACTTGAGCTACTCGTGTTAAACCAGCTTCTATATCAGCTAATTTAGATTTAATCTTTCTTTGACCAAACTCATCTAAACTTATAGTAGCTTTATAAGTTTGAGGAGCTGCAGCAGTATTTCCTTGCATCATTTCATATATACCTAATTGATGGTCTATATCATTTTTTGCACTCATTTCATTTTGATAAAGTTCATTAGGTAGTGGAGATGGTTGAACAGCCATAGGAGCACCATCGGTTGGGTCATAAGAGATTGCCACGCCTGGTTGAGCCCATTTCTGTTCAAAGTCAGCCATATCCACACTCCCTTCTGGGACAAGTATTTTTGTATTCGTACTAGTTGTTGCATGTGCTATTATTAATGACCTTGTTTTATTTATATACTCCTGCATACCTTTTACTAATCTTACATCTCCTACTGGATAAGGACTCCTTGTATGGATATTCATAAAAGGCACGATTGGATATTGTTCTATTGGAAGAATTCTTTTATATAAAAGCTTGTCTCCAACTACTACACATTGATGAACACGGCTCATTAATACTTTTACTACCTCAATTGCACCTTGCTCAATTAAATCTTTATAAGAAACTTCTAAAACATTAACTTCTCTTTGAGGAGGGTTAGGACTTTCAGCTAAAGCATCCAAACCTTCTTTTTCCATTTCCTTCTCAATTGCAAGCCTATGACCCATTTGCTCTGTCTTATTCTGTTCCTCTAAAAGCTGAATAAGCTGAGCAGCTTGATTCTTATCTGTTATAATTTGTCCTTCTATAATCCACGCAGGACGTTGAGAATACTTCTCAAATTTCTCCTCGTTTAAAACATCTTCTTTTCCACTCCATTGCTCAAACACTCTAAACTCTGGAATATGCTTCTTGTAATATCTTTCATATCCTCTTACATAGTTAGTATTATCTAAAGTTCCTACGTCTTCTGGGAAATGAACAGTTCCATCGAAATGTCTTCCAGTTTCTGGAGCATTCCAGTCTTGTTCGCTATTTGTCTCTTCTATATCCTTTTTAAACATTGGATATAGTTTTTTAGCCTGCTCTTTAGTGAACAGCCTTGATACTATAATATTTTCTGCATCATCAAAAAACCTATGCTGACTATTAGGGTCAACATAAACATCTAAAGGGTCTAAGTCGTGGATACAAACCTCACCTTTCCCCATATCCATCATTGGGTCTTGATATACTTGCATATATCCAATACCCATAACATAATAGTCATCTACTACTTTTCTAACTACAGTAACACCATCTGATATGTCATACATGTAAGACAGTAAATTACTCATAACATTCGCTACTTTTTTGTCAGAATCTTCTCTTGGAGAAGCTCTAAAAGAAGGCCTGTTTGCTGTAATCATAGCTTTTGCTGTTTCAACAGCAGGATGGATTCTGTTAACCACTATAGCAGCTTGACCTCTAGCTTCTAATGTCTCCACTTGTTTAGTGGTCCATTGTTTTCCTAATCTAAACTCTCTATCTTCTTTTGCTTCGACAGCCCAAGTATCTCTTTTCTTGGAATATCTTTGATAAATATCTATCGTTTCATTAACGAAATCACGCTCGCTGTGAGCAGGTTTAGTATTATTGTCTTCATACGGCATAATTTTTACCCCTAATATACACTACATTGTCATCCAATCAAAGACTTTTTTTGTTAAACTTTTTTCTTTAGCTTCACCATCATATTCTTTTAGTCTACAAGGCTTGTGTCCATCGAGTGCAGTCCATACTGCATCCATGACATCATCATGCTTCCCTTTAGGATAAGATAAGAACTCTTGTTGAGGCTCTATATCTTGTGGTCTAAAGTAAAATTGCTTCTTTGCAAACAAAGGAACTAGTGACATAAGTCTTTCACTTTTTGAGTTTCTTGGTTTCACACCTGTTTCTAGTCCAGGTATGTATAAATTTTCTTCTCTCATTAAATCTCTTACAGCAACTCTTAATGCTTCTTGATATCCAACAGTCTCTACTTTCATTCTTCTAGGTCTATACTTTTTATAAGCATCTATCAATATTTTTGGTTGCTCAGCAGGTGATATACGGTTTCTATAAACGTCGATAATATACTTATTGTTGTCATGGTCAACACCAATAGTAGCCACAACGAAAAAGTCAGCCCTAGCAGAAAGAGAACTGGCAGGGTCAACACCGCAGTAGACATCCACTGGTATAATCTTCTTTTCATCTCCAACCTCTCTTACTAGACAATTCTGCCCATTTATTCTTTCATAATCATAATGATGTAATTGAATCCACTCTGGTTTAAATGGTGCATTATCAGGAGATTGAGCAATGTTCATATACTCCTGATAAAAACCATTTAGATTACCAACAGATTCAAACTCTTTCTTTATTCCAAGAATCCTGCTCTTGGGAAATCTTTCGGGCCATATACTCTTTTCCTCGTCATTCCATATAGAATACCATAGTACTTTCCATGTTTCCGACTCTTTAGCCCAATATAGAAAACAATCTTCCGATATAACAGTTCCAATCATACATATCTTCCCATCATCTGATAGTGAAGGTATAACCGCTTCTGTCATCCATTTTCTATTCTTAGCTCTAGCTTCTGGGGTAAATGCATTTAATTCTGATTCAAAGTCATCCACTACAATAAGATTAGGACGAGTATCACCTTCAATAAAACCCCTAACTCTTTGTCCAGTACCTACCGCTATTATTCTTGTTCCATTAGCAAGTACTACATCTGTATGGGTCCACCTACTTGCTGTATTCGGCCCCATATCTCCAAAGGTCTTTCTAAAATTGTCACTATGGGTTAAATGATATTTAATTCTAGATAAGAAGTTTATAGACTGGGCCTGTGATTCTGATATGATAACTATAAATAAATCTTCATCACTTCTTTTAAACGCCAATCTCCATAGAGGATAAATCAGAGTGGTGACAGTGCTCTTAGCCGTTCCCCTAGGGGCAGCTATCAACACTCTTTTTTCGTCGTCGTCAGCTAAGGCAGAATACACCTCATGATGGAACGGGGGTGTTTGTTTGCGGAGGGCAGTCGGGAAGCAGTACCTTCCGAACAACGCCATATTGTTCCGCAGTTTCTGTAACGCACGTAATTCTTCGTGCCGAGCTTCGTAATCCATTATTCTTCTTCTTTTATAGTAGTCCTTGTCGCAAGAAGTTTATTCTCTTCCTCTCTAAGCTCATCTATAAGTTTAGTAGTAGAAGTAGCTTCTAATGTATCCGTAGTCTTTACAAGATGCTTGTCTTTCATACCATGCATATCTTGCAAGTTCTCTATAGCTCTCATTAGGTTAGTGACATCTTTCTTGTCTCTAGCCATCCCTATTGTTCTTTCTAATAATTCAAGAGTATAATTCTCTGTCATTCCATGGTCTGACAATAATTTACTTAATTCTTCTCTTACCATACCTTTAAATACCTCCGTTCTCATGTAGCGTTTAACTCTTCTATTCTCGTTAGATGTTACCTCGCCACATACTTTTGCTATAGTCTCCTCAGTATTCATAGTCTGAGCATACACCATAGCTAGATTCTGCATTTTCTTTTGTTTTGCCTTAACTTCAATTGGTCTTTTTCCGCTCATAGTAGTGTTAGACTTCCTTCCTTTAACTTTTAGCTCTCTTCCTCTATATCTAGGGTTATAGAAAGTATATCCCCAGGCAAACCTGAGGTAGACATTATCGATTCTATTATTTGATTTATACGATTTTTTTGTAATAACTTTCGATACGAAACCATCGTCAGATAATGCCCATTGTCCTTCTCCTGCATCTCTCCAATGATTATATTCAAGTCCTTCTTTATCGGCTTCTTCTTGTGTATAGATTTCATAGGTCTTAGCTCCTATGTCTTTGTGTTTAATTGTAATAGTATACATTTACTTTACTAAGTCTTTCAACTTAAGCTTCTTAAGGTCGTCTATCTTTTCCTCTACTTTCTCTACATTACTCTCTATTTTAGCTTCAACCTTATCAACTTTCTTTTGTACTTCTTCTTTCTTAGCTTCAATCTTTTCTTTTGTTTCTTCCTTAAATTCTTCTACCTTTTTTTTGACTTCTCCATTAAATATAGCACCTAAATCAGTGGTATACAGCAATATAGCAATGCCACCACATAGTGTCAATATTATTGATAATTTCTTAATAACTTTATCTAGCATTATAATCCTGGATAATGAGACCTTACTTGCTTAACAAAGTGCTCTGGGGTCCCTTTTCCCGATTTTGTATTCCAGTATTCCTTCCAATAATCAGCCTGACCTTCTAAGTCACTTGGAACAGACTCTGGAACACTTGCCAGTCCCATCCTCGTCAAAGCTGCCCCTATTAAAGGGTTATGCCCTTCTTCTTTTAAATCTAAACTAAGTATATCGAAATCAGGCCTATTTAATGCACCCCTCAAATACTCATTAACCATGTCAGCTCTTTTTCCAGCGTTACCTCCACCCTGAGCTCTTTGAACTATATCTTTATAACGAATGTCATCTATCTGAAAAGGGCTAAATGAATAGTCTCCTAGAGTATCTGTACCCAGATTGCTTTCTGTAGCCGCTATGTTCTTCATAAATTGACCAGCATCATCCATACCAAAGCGCATAAATAGTTGGTTTATAGAGTCAATATCAGCCTCTAAGCCAGTCTTGCCCATAACTTCCTTGCTTCTATTTAATTCATCGACTAAATAGTCAGCGCTCATATTAGTACCCTTCAGGGGCTTCGAAATTGCCACCCATATTAAAATACTCAGAACCACCTGTAGTGCCATAATTCCCTCCTTCATACATATTGTCCTCTACTGAAGGAACATTAAACCTTCTCTCAGGCATGTTCATACCAAAAGCTAGCAATCCTCCAGCAGGTTCTACACTCTCTCCTTCGTAGTACCCAGGATACTCTTCTTCTGGTAAAAAGCTAGAGAAATAATTAGCAATATTAGGCATATCCTCGTCACTTAGGTTAGCAAACATAGGATTGCCCCTACTTAGCATGAAGTCTACCATACTAGGTGACTCCCTTACTTCATTCTGTTTAAGGAAGTTGCTCATAGCTCTTCCATAAGCTCTTTCTTTCCCATAGTTCCTACCTTCTGAATACATATCATAAGGCATGTCTGTTGCATCAAAGTTTGCCATTCTTTCTCCTTGCTTTCTTAGCTCTTTTATAGGCCTTTACGGCTTGATTTGCTTTCTTCTTAGCTTGTTTACGATGTTTTGCTTTTTTATTCGGCATTTGGGCAAATATACAACAAATAAACGGTTTTCCAAAATTTTTTTTAAAAAATATTTTTAAGGTCGAAGTGTACTAAGTTGCTAACCTAGGTAATGTTTTATTTATTTAGGTTGTCAATAAGTGTTATCCTGGTGTATACACCTAGTTATAACTAGGAATATAATCAAATATTTGAGAAAAACAAGCACTTTCTGAAAATTGTAACGAGAATGGGTACGCTAGATATACAATGTTGGGTACCGCCTGGTTTTACGGGCCTAGCCCCTTGGGCTAGGTTGAATTCCATTCAAGTGAACCTTGCAGGTTCGCCCGTACACCAGTCGCTGAACCCAACCTTGCCCCTTCTAGTCTTGCAAAGCAAGACTTCATTCTTTAATCACATAAAAATAAAAGGAGTAATCAATTATGAAGAAGCTAATTAATTATTTATTTTCATTTGCTACATCAAACAAAGGAGTAGCAGATGTAAAGAATTCACCTAGACACGGTTTCTATGGCGTAAACTTTAGAAACCTAGATTGGGTACAAGTCAAATCCAATCTGTCTACCATTGAGAGTATGCTACCAGAGAACTGGACAGCTAAACTATCAATGGCTGGGGATACCTACAAGGACAGAGGTATTGAGAAGACAGTTCAAACCTCTTTCCTCTGGATATCTAAGGACTTGCGAGAAGACCAGACTGCAGAGTCTGTTCTCGCAGATATCCCAGATGACCTTGGTTAGGTATCTGTCATTCGGAAGTTGGGAGCTTAATTGCTCCTGACTTCCTCATTTAGAGTATAGAGGTAATTAACAGGTGTATATCTCTTTTATTATATATAATCATACACATACAGTTAGTGTGTGTAACAGTTTAAATAACCTAGTTAGTAGTAGTGCAGATGACGTGGAAAGGCGACCAAACAGAGAGTTTCAAGACTCATTGATAAGACCTTAGGGATTATCCATAATAGGAGCTAAACAGCCTATAATATGCAACCAAACATCAACTATAACTTGCAATCTAGCTAGGTTATTTATAAGTAAATTAGTAATAAATAATGCGGTGGTAAAATAGGATAGTATCAGTATAGAATGAATCTGACTATATGATGTCATATAGAAACAAAATAAAGTAACCACCATAGTCGACTCGTAGTGTAGAGGTTTCCTATTATCCTCTGCACTATTAAAACAATTAATAATTAAATAATGCTGTAATTAACAGCAAAGGAAGGTTCCAAGATGCCTAAATTAACAAAGAAATCATATTTAAAAGGATTAATAGTAACAGTATCTTCTCATCGTAAGCCTAAGCAGGTAAGAGAAGTATTTCAACCAGTTAATAGCTTCAAAGAGGCTGTTAACTTAGCTATAGCTAACGCCTGATGTATAGGTCTAATAATACATTTAGGCTACAAGCATTTACACCTGCTTGGAACAGAAGACAATGGGTTCGTTGGGCTAGCAATCGCTGGCCTAATGAGCCTGTGTCTAAATTCAAGAAGAAAAAGACTAGCGAGCTTATAGCGATGTATCATAGTTTATAATATTAAAGAGAGAGATGTAATTCCGATGGCAATGCTAGGGGTATTCTCTCTCTTTATAACATTGGAGGTAATTAGTGCCAAATAATGACCAATTATTACATAAATATCAAGACAAAATAGACCACATTCAAAAGTTAGTCGACTTAGAATGGAATGGTCTTATAACAATAACAGAATTCAAGAAAAGAGTTATAAACATAGTTATGGAGGACGAATGATAACAGCAATAGCAATATTAGCAGTAGCAATATTATTATGGTTAATTTTAAAACCTTTTATTCTATTATACATAGAAAAGGAGAATGAGAAGCATGACAAGTCTAACAGATAAGCAGAAATCATTGTTTCAAGAGGATAAATATGTATTAGTAGATACAATAATTATTTTGGAACAAAAGTTAAGTAAGAACGTAGAAGAAATAAAACATCTAAAGAATGAAATGTTATTAAACGATGAGCAATTAAGGGCAATTATAGACGATTTAAAAGAACAAGTAATGAAACTTACAAATGAAAGAAATAATGCCGAATTAGCACTAGTTAAAGCACAGCAGGAAATAGATGGTGATAG